GCACAGTCAAAACTAATTGTAAGATTAGCATTAATATGCTTACGTAGCTGTCGTTGAATTAGAGTCAAGTAGCAACTCCAATCTAATTGTGCAGTACCCAAGAAGTGAATCCAGTCCTTGCCATCCAGCATACCTTCTTCACGCATTGTCATTAGGCGTTTTAATGTAATAGGCATCTTACACATATTAGCACCACCAAATGCCCAACCTTCTGCTTCCTTGCCGGCATACTTGCCTTTGGGATCACTAAACTCTACAACACCTCGATACCATTTTTCAGCAGTATCCCAATCCCCACCTTGTAATACGTTAAGCCATTTAGTTTGACCTAGGCGATTCTGTAAGAAATAATCGTTGTTAAAGCGAGTTTTGTCTAGACAGTCTTCGAATGTTTTTAACCCAGTCTTTGGTGAATGAATATGATCGCAAGCCCAAGTTGGAACGTCTAACATCATTGACCAGTCTGCTGTAAGTTCAAGCCATTCTAGAATCTTTTGACGTGTTTCGTTAGCACTCTTACCTTCAAAGTCTAACCAATCAAACTTAAGAACACCTTTACCGATCTGGTATCCACCCGAGTCACCTAAGATCATTGTGTTGCCACGATCTCTTTGTTGAATCATAGACTCTTGTACAAGACTTTTTTGTAGATCTAATTGTGCGTGACCTGCTGAATACAAACCATACTTGTATGTAAAGTATCCTTCTTCTTCGTTTAAAAAATTCATACCTTCAATGCCACGATCAAATCCTTTAGGGATACGTTCGTCAGCGATAAATTTCTCTAAACGTTGTTTAGCAATGTAGGTACTATAAAAACTACTAATAGCAGGTAGATATACCGCATAGTCTTTTTGTAGTGGTGTTAAATTAAGTTGTCTTTTCATATTCTTTTGCTAGTTTAGCTGTAATGTCTAATTGTTGTTTTGCCTGTTCTAGATTGTCTAATGCTATTTTAACAGCTTGTGAAGTTGCTGCCAAGTTTTGCCACGCCAATTCTTCATCACGCTTCTTACGTGCCCAATCAAGCAAAGATTCTGCTTCGCCGTTTAATCCGATACTGGCATGATCCATATTGAGAGTTATCCAACTGCTGCCATCAAACACTTCCATATTTTGAGTGGAAGTGTTGAATCGCATATTGCCAAGACCTTGTGCTCCGGAATAACCGTTCACATATGTTCCGGATGTACCGCCGGATACCTGAACATATCGTCCAGAAGCAACGATGTTCTTGATCATATTTAGGCAGCTTGTGCAGGAATGATATATTTGTAAGTTGCCAAACCGCTGTCTAGAGTAATTTGAATGGCGCCTTCATTTGACAACGACATCTTTGTATTGTTGACATCTGCAATCTTGAGAATGCTCAAGATTGGTAACACTGGCCAAGTCCAACCACGATCAAGTTTACCAGTTACACCCATGGCAAATATAAACTCACCGCCGTGTGTACTGGCATCACCGAATATGAATTTTAATTTATCACCATCAGTTTTTGCCAAGAATGTTGGATGTTCGTTGTTGGCACCTGCTTGAAAGTTGAAACGCTGTACAGCACTAACTGTGGGTTCAATTTCTACGTCCCACTTAACGCCACGGAACTTGACAGTCTTCATCTTTTCGTTGATAACTTCAGTATTCATAAAACGATAGTCGTTTCTAAAGTCGCCGTCTTTGTTTTCAAAGTGCAAGCCTGTTAAAATTGTTTCACCATTGCGATCTGCGGTAGTGATACTGATTTTGGCATTTTCTTTGTACTCAGCACCGTCTAACAAATATTTCAATTTGTTTAGTTGCGGCATACCAAACACACCTATCATATCTGGATACGGTGCAGCAGTTTCAGCTTCCATAATAACTGAACGATCATCAGCCATGGAGTTGATCACAGTTTTATTTTGATCGCCGGTAATCTTGACTGTGGTTAAAAAGCCTAGGTTCTGTGTGTGCGATACGATATCTTGTAAAATGTCTTTCATTGAAAGTTCTCCTGTATATTAAGATTATATTTAGATCTAGAGTAAAAAGCAACCGCAATTTACTCAAAGTCAAAAAGTTTTGCGAATGTGTTGTCACTGCGAGTTGAACTGATGTCCCATTCTAAGACTCCAATCAAGTTTTCTAACTTTTCATCGATAACTGCATTTTCCATCTCAGCATCGTTGAAAGGCAAGTCTTTGAACCATTGCGGCAGTCTAAGTTCATCTACCGGGTAGGCCACTGAAGTATATCCCATAGGATTGTCTTTGACCTTGCAGACGATCACTTTGGCACCGTCTGTAATAGCCACAGAGTACTTGTCATCCATCATGCGTTTTAGTGTGTTCCAGTTAAGACTTGCTCGAACGTGTCCGGGCATATTGGTCTTGCCTGCTTTCTTTTCTTTGTCGCGATATTGAGAAATGTTATTGGCACGTTTGGGACTACCCTTTTCCCAACCTGGTCGAGTTTTGAACTCAGTGCGAAAATTAGTAATATATTCTAACACTTCTTCTTTTCCTGCGCCATTAAGCACTCTAGTAAGCACTTCGCTGAGAAAATCTTGAATTACTACAGGAGTATCGGATCTTTTTAGATCAAGTCCCATTGCTTTGATTTTTCCAGGAGTACCCCCAGTGTCTGCTCGCTTGCCTTCTTTGTCATAATAAAGGACTGCATATCGCTTCTTGGTGATGAATAGTCCTTTGGAAGCAACAATCTCGCGACCTGCTTTGATGACCTCTCCCCTACTTTTTGGGCAGTGAAACGCATCTTGCATAAATTTTGGGAAAGTTCCATTGACAGTTTCTCCTATGGTATCGTAAAGTTCAACAACTGATTCCTTGCTCCAAGGAATAGCCCCTTTCTCAATGTCCTTCTTTAACGTGGCATACGCTGAGAAGTAACAAGAGTCTGTGTCACCGTAAATGATCGCTTTTCCTATATGATCATTCTCTCCGGTTATAATTTCGTTAACTTTTGATGCCATATGACGAGCAATGGCACGACCCGTAAGTGTAGTTGATTGACCAATACGATTATCAAAGAATCTACAGCCCGGATTTAGAATAGCACCATACAGGCTGTTCAAGTTAATTTTCTTGACCAACTGTCGCTTGTCCCAATACTCTTCTTCAATCTTGTTCCCTGCTGCAATACAATCCTTTAGTTTGGCCTGCATTTCTTTACGTTCAGCATACCAACGTTTTAACAATCCGGGGATGATACCTTCTTTGTCATAGGTAAAGATTGTGCCGTTAGCTGAAAGCATCCAGGGCTGATTGCTTTCAAAGATTAAATCATAGGCCTGAGCAGCACTTAGTGTATCCGTGCCACCGTCCTCCCAGTCGATGACAATTTCTCGACCAACATTCCGTTCTATCACAGCGGCATATTCTAATGAACCAAAGATGCCTTCCCACGCTGATGCAAACGATTTACCTTTGGCAATTTCAGCAGCAATATAGTCTTTGGTACCATCTTGACGTAACTGTCCAACAATGGTTTCCGGACCCATGTTTAAGGCACGAATTGCTGACGGATACAGTGAGTTGATATCCAATGAGCCTATCCATTCGTGAATGCCTTTCTTGGGATATGCTACATAAGCACCAGCAGCTTGATTGCTAAAACCTTCTTCTCGAGAAATTCTATTAGGCACAATCATTCCACGCTTGTGAGCTTCGTTGATAATGGCCTGCTCTGTTACTGCCACAGCACCCATTGTGGTCTGTAATAATACAGTACATTCGTGAGCTAGTGTGTTAGCAAGAGCTAAAAACTTTAATTTCTTGTCTAGTTTTTCTAACAACATACAGTCTTGTCTATTGTATTCAATGAATCTACGGAAGTCATTGTTGTACAGTTGATCCAGTGTGCCTTCGTAGACAGTTTTGTTCTCACCGATCTCTGCCTCACCGATAGCATCCAGTCGATAGGTATGGCGTTCTTCATAGGTGTACTTGCGATAAAGTTCGAGACTGTCTAGGTGTACACGACCTATAAGATCATATGTGACAGCGGCTTTGCCATACTTTTCGTATTCACGCTTCTTGGGAAACTGATTCCACAAACAAAAACGTCTTGTATCTTCTTTGCTTAGGACCTTGGTAACACGATTAACTGTGTAGGGAATATCAAATCCTTCTGAGTTCCAGCCACTTAGTACATCTGCATCTTGTATTAGATCCAAGAACATGTCTAACATATCTGCTTCATTATCAAACAAATAGGTGTTAGGAAATTCCTCAACCTGACGTTTAGCTTCTTCCATACTCAGAGTCTTAGGAGGAATTGCCAAACAGATCATGGTCTGCATCCATTGTAGGTAAACAGCAATCGCAGTAATAGGCATGAATGCGTCCTCTGGTGATGCATAGCCACGCTCTGGATCAAAGTCTACCTCAATGTCAAACCATGCTACATTTAGCTTAGGTGCATCAACATTGAGATAATTGTCTTCTAGACAACGATAGATTGGGTTGATGTCACTTTCAAACAGTTTTTTGTTTGAATGAATTGCAAGTTCTTTTCGATGTTCTTTGACATTTTTAGAACTTACTCGTGAAAGAGGTTGTCCAAAAATACTTGTGAATTTACCCTTGGCATCTGGGTAATAAAATATATGTCTAGCAGGGTATTCTTTATAATGTCGTTCGCCTTTATCATTGCGTTCGACAACATTGATCATATCCTGCTCTCGATTATAGAAAGCGTCTACGTAACTCAAATTTTTCTCCCATGCAATTTACGGCTTGCAAATACCAGTGTGCGGTTTGTGGCCCAGCGTACCATCTACTGTTTATTTAATTAATTATCATTCTTACTAGTCCAACGGTGTCGATTGTGGTAAGCAAGATATAATTAGCGAGCATACCAAAGGAACGACGACTATAAGCGCACCAAGCGTATATAGCACAACCTGTAATCCAAATGGGGTACAAGACCAAAAGGGGAGGAGTAGGCACGGTTGCGGCCATAGTGATAGCACAACCAATAGATATAGCCCAAGCAAGGACCTCAAGACAAAAACGAAGTTTATGACTTTGATAGTCTTCTCGGATCCAGCTAAATGTTCCACTTAGTATTGCATTCATTCAGGCAGTCGCTTGGTGACACCAAGAATCATTTCAATGTCATTCCATTCTTGTTCGTGGTCTTTCCAGTTGTCTTTGTGTGCAATTCGAATTGCCTTGTTTATGATACTGGGTTTAATCTGCAGTTCTTCTGCCACAGCTTTAACAGTTTCTTTGAGACCTTCTTGCAGATCTTCTAGTTCACGAAGCACATTAGAACCTTCACTGATCAAACGTTCTAGTTTGGCTTTTTCTTCGGGACCGTACATTCTTGTTGACATAATTCTCTCCTATAGGACTATTATATAGTCAAAGAAAAAGCCGGTCAACTAATTGCCGGCTTTTAGATACTTATTGGAAGTATTATCTACGTTGCTCGCTGAGCACATCGTACATTTCAAATGCACCGCCCATACGCTCATAGACCATACCGGCATACACATCAGCCTTCATGCCCTCACCAATTTTTGTTCTAGCAACACGTTGTGCCCAAGCCCACAGTTGATTGTCTATGGGATCGATCTGTTGTTGGCCACCACTTTCAACCACCAGTGCCATCATTTCTTTAAATGATAAATTAGATTCAACTGATTCTTTTACTGCTTGCTTTTTGCCTTTGGGCATCATTTTACCTTCGGTCTTCTTGGCAAAAGGATTAACGCCTTTCTGTGGCTTGCCACCTTTCTTGTCACCAGCAGCACTCTTCATTGGTTCTTTCTTGTCACCGTCTTTGTCAAGATCTAAAAAATCAGGCTTGGCACCCTCGTCCATGATCTTGGACATTTTCTTTTTCTTATCTTCTTTTTTCTTCTTGGCTTCAGCGGCGCTTTCTTCTTTCTTGGCTTCTACCATCTTCATGAACTTGCTTTTGAATTGTGGCTCAATGCTTTCTACTTTCTTGCCATCTTTAACACGAGTCACTGAACCCTTGCCGTGTGCTTTTTCAT